TTGCTGCTGGCCCAAAGATGAAGGGTGGAGTTCCTTGGACTTATTCCACAGGACTTACTCAAGCACTCTTTGACGATCCAGAAACTAAGGCTGCTAGAACTTTCCAAGCAGTATCTGGATTCGTACTTAACCTTGCTGCTGACCCATTGACTTATGTTCCCGGTGTTGGTTTACTCAAGATCGGTAAAGAAGCAGGTAAGTTTGGTGTAACACTTCGTATTGGCCCTAAGGCAGCAGCTCGTGCAGCCGAAGCCAAGAAGGCTCCAATCAAGGCTGTGGCTCGTGAAGCAGAAGAGATATTGCCAGAACTTGCAAAGGTTCGTGCAGGTAAGAAGGCTGCATCTGGTGATCTTCGTATGCTCGAAGGTGACTTGATCAAACTTCAAGATGATTACCAAGCATTGCTTCCAGAGTTATCTCGTAATCGAGATCTTGTATACCAAGCAAAGTGGGATTCAGATCTACTCGATGCTACCTATGGTGACCTCGCTGGAAAGCGTAACGATCTTTTCTCTGCTCTCAAGTCTGAGACTTCTCGATCTGAAGCACTCGTTGGAGATAAGCGTAAGGCTGAAGAGTTAATTGCATTCCGTCTTGAACTCAATAATGCTGGTCGTGCAGCAGAAGTTCAAAGCGTTCTCGATAAAGGTTTTGATGTAGTCACTCAGTCTGCTGAAACTCTTGTTCGTCAAGAGCAGTTGGCTCCCGGACTTATCCACACAGTTGAAGAAGCAGCACTCAAGAAGGGTGCAAGAGCTGCAACTCAAGGTATTCGTGATGGTGCAGATGTTGTCGTTCGTGTTGCTGCAAAGCAGAAGCCACGACTTATCAAGTGGTCTGGTCTTATCAAGGCTGGAGATTCTCCACAGGCTACTCGAGTTGGTAACGAAATTGGATCCAATCTAATTGATGTTGGAACAGCAGCAGGTATCCAAGAAGCAAAACTTCAAAATGTTCTTGATGTTATCGATACACCGGGTGCAACACACGGAGATCTAGTAGCAGCAGCTCAACGAGCAGGTGTTACAGATCAGTTATATCTGGCTTATGAAAGATCAGGTATCCAAGGTTTTAGTAATGTTGGTGCAACTCGTGGTATGGGTGGTGGCGGATTCGCTTACTTCCCACGAACAGTTGATCCATTCGATGCTAAGTTGACAGACTTTGCTCGTCTTCAGGCTGATGCTATTGCATCTCCAGATGTTCGTGACTTTGGTCTACAGGCTGATACAACTCGCATGGGTATCACCCAGCAGGTTCAAGGACTTACTGAAGCAGCAGCGACACCTCGACTTACTGTTCAGCAACAGATTGCTAACCTCGACACACAGATTTCTGAAGTCGAGAAGGTTAAGGTTTTACTTAACGAAGAATATACCAAGGCTAACAAGTCTTATCTTGATAACCTCAAGATGATTGAAGATCGAATCAAGGAGCAAAAGGCTCTACTTGAAAAGATCACAGAGACTAAAGGTGCAGAACGACTAGCTCTTGAAGCAGAGTTTGGTTTGATGTCTGTTGGTGAGAAATCACTTCTCAATTATCAGCAAGCAGCCAAGGCATTCTTTGGCCCATTGGGTCAGAATGTTGCAAAGATGGTTGCTGTTCACTTTGGCCCAGATGACTTCTATGATGTCTGGCGAGCATTCAATGGCGATCTCACAGTAGATACAGCCAAGCGACTTGCCGCTGCTACATCTGAGAAGGAAGTTCTACAGATCCTTGCTCGTGAAGCAGGTCTTGATATCTCAACAGGTACTCGTCTTGGTCTTGCTTCTCAGTCTCGTGCATTAGAGTTCAAGTCTGGAATCTATTCTCCAAACTCACTCAAGTTGCACCATGCATTGTTTGAGAAGTTCTTCCTTGATGTAACCGCTAAAGGTTTTGCCAAGGTTAAGGACAGTCCTCTAGGTCGATTTGCACCTACTAAGAATTTGATCCATCTCGATGATGTTGATGAACTTGTTCGTCAGATGAATGACACATTGCCGTTCCTAAAGGCTTCTCCAAGTCTACAAAAGGATTCAGTCAAGGCAATGATGTCTGCGACTACATCCACCGAAAGATTCAATATCTTCATCGACACGATCAAGTCATTGGTCAAAGAGAAGGCACCGAATCTAACCGAAGAGCAGTTGAAACTTCTTGATGATGCAGCACGAGTATTCAAGAAGGAACAAGATGCTAACAGAAGGTTTTTGGCACAAGTTGATGGAAATACAGCCTCAACCGTTGAACACATCATCGATGGACAGAAACTCAAACTTTCCCCACTTGACCCACTACTCGACTCTCAGTTGGCTAACTTTGTTAAATGGCCTGACCTCGATGCCTTCCGCCAGATATCTGGAAAGACTCGCTTCCTCTCAAGGAATGCATCAGCCCAACAGTTCCGAGCAGTAAGCACAGATCTTTTCGATTCATTCTTCAAGCAGACAGTTCTTGTATATCGTGTCTCTTATGTTCTAAGAAACATCGGTGATATGCAGGTTCGTGCATACCTTGGTGGATCATCAACATTGTTTAACCACCCATTGCAGTTTATCGGTATGATGCTTGGTAACCCAGCAGGTACAAGATCAAAGAAGTTCCTAAGTCAGTTCTCTCGATTCGATAAGAATGTCTTCGGTACTCGCTTTGATGAACTTGCTAAAGAAGTAGACACAGCATCTTTCAAGGGTTCACTCCTATCCGATGCAGATCAGTTTGCGGCGATGATGACTCGTGGCATGGGTATGGGTGTTGGTCAAGGAACTATGTCCTTGTCTCAAGCACTTCGTACTGGTATGCGATTCATTGACTCCACCGAAAAAGGATTCAATCGTGCATGGGCTGGAGCAATCCTTCAGTACCGTGAATCATCTCTTGCTCGTCTAGCAGCAGGTGGACTTGAAGGTGGACTTACTCAACCGGGTGGAGTATTCAAGCCTTGGTTCTCAGAAGCACCAGAGTTTATTATCAAGAAGCAAGCACAAGGTTTCGATCTATCTCGTGACTACTCACGAATCATTATCGACTTCATGTTTGAAACAAAGCAAGGTCGACTACTTCGTGAACAGATTGCTAAGGTCGATGAGACTAATCGTGCATTGTTACTTTCACCTGATGAAGCAGTAGCCAAGAAGGCTATGGCTGCATACTTTGATACCGTCAATAAGGGTATTGATAACCTTGCAGCAGGTCGTCAAGAGCTTCGTGACTTCATCTCTGGTAAGCAGATCCGTGATATCAAGGGTGATGTACAGAAGTTCGATCCAAAGGGTACAACTGCTAAAGATGTATGGCTTGGTCGAATCCTCAAGGATTACCGCCAGACCACAGATGTCTCATCTGCTATTGGTCAGTTGAAACTTCCTGCCGATGATATTCGTGCAGTTGCTTCTCTTCGTGGTCAATGGGATAAGGGTGCAAACCTATTCTTCCGTCTATCTGCACAACTCGAAAAGAGAGCAGCACTTGGCCCAGAGTTCCAGCAACAGTATTGGAACGGCGTAGCAGATAACTTCAACTTGTTATCTAAGGCAGAAGCAGAAGATATTCTCAAGGTTGCAGAACGAGAACTTCGTGACATCAAGGTATTTGGTATCAAATCTGGTACCACTAACCCAGCGTTGGTTCGTATGCGTGAGGCAGTCAAGACACTTGATGATCGAGGTCTTACAAAGACTGATATCGATGCTATCGGTCAGCGTTATGCTGCCGATCAGGTTCGTAAACTTTATTACGATGCAACTCGCCAGAAGCAGTATGCGGCTCAGTTCCGTTTGGTTGCACCGTTTATTCAAGCATGGGCAAACACCATTGGTGTATGGAGCAAGTTGATTACTAAGGATGTGGCTAACACATTCCGTCTTCAAGGTAAGGCTCGTACCTATAAGGCTGCTAATGCTTTTGAGTTTTTGACTCATCCAGAGACTGGTGTTATCTACGAGTGGACTAACTCTAACTGGTCAGATCCATCACAAGGATTTATCTATAAGGATCCAACTTATGGAGATCCAAGATTTGTTATGCCACTTGCTGGCAACATTCTTGGTGCAATGCTTGGAACAGTCACAGGTGAGAAGGTTCCGGGTATGCCGGTATCTCTCTCGATCCCATCTCTGAACCTTGCTTTCTCTAACGAGTTATTGCCGGGTGTAGGCCCTGCTATTCAGCTCTCCTTAGGTCGATACATCAAGGATCAGAACGGCTGGATTGCAGACCAACTACGAGACATCATTTACCCATTCGGGGCCCCAGAGGGCAAGGTAGGTCTCATTGAGACCTTCACCCCAGCATGGGCTTCTCGTATCCTCTACGGCCTTGGTATGGACTCCTATGAGGCAAAGAATGTCTCTACCCTTCGACCATTGATGGCATACCTTGCATCTACTGGTGAGTACGGAGACTTCCCTCTTGACGGTCAATCTCAGGCTAGATTGCTTGAAGATGCTGGTCGAGTCAACCGAGTCCTTGCCTTATGGCGTGGTATTACCCAGAACCTTTCTCCCGGAGCTATCTCTCCACAGATCCTTGCTAAAGACAAGGAAGGGGAGTTCCATGTACAGGCATTGATGTTCAATGACTTCATCCAGATGAGAGCTAACAACCCAGATAGTTACGAACTAGCGGTTGCTAAGTGGGCAGAAAAGTATGGCTACAACGCATTGTTCTCATTGGTATCTGGAACTCGTGGTGGTATTACACCTACTGATGAAGCATGGCAGTTCTATACATCGAACCGTGATGATGCAAACCAGTTCCCAAATGCGTTTGCCCTCTTCTTCCCCGGTGGACAATACTCACAAGAGTTTGCAAAGTGGCAAGAACAGCGTGGACAGCGATTCCGTCTATCACCTGCCGAAATGCAGATGGAAGCGGCTCGATATGTTTACACGGCTCGTAAGGCTAAACTTCAACAAGATATGACAACAGCCATTCAGCAAGGTGCAGAACCTAAGATGGCTAATCAAGTTTACTTGACGATGAAGTCAGCACTCGATGATGAGTTTGGTGGACAACCAGACTTCAGAGCTGCTGGTGTTCCTCGTGAGACACTCGTCAAGGAAGTAACTGCTGCACTAGATAATCCAAAGTTTGCAGAGACTGAATCAGGTAAGGGCTTGGCTAAGTTCTTGCTATATCGTCAAGCAGCATTGGAATCTGTGGCACAAGCAGGATTCAAGACTCTTACTGGAAAGTCAGTAGCCAATGTGGCTGAATGGCTCAACCAATCTGCTTATCAAGTTATCGCTGAACACCCAGAGTTCTCTGTAATGTACTGGCGTGTATTTGCTACCGAGACAGGAAATAGTTAATGGCTGATATAGACAAAGACGGTATCCCGGATTCGATTGATCCGAATCCAACGGTGCCAGATAAGAATGCTCCTGTCATTCAAGCACCTGCGGTCGGAGCTAATCCGTATGCACGATCTTCTGCATTCCCTGCAAAGGGTACAAATGTTTTCAGACCCGGCGTTACCTATGTCGATCCAAAGACAGGTAAGAAGACTGATGTCACAGGTAAGTTCTTTACAGCCCTTTACTCTGGAACAAACGAAGAAGCGATTGCTATCAAGAATACTGACTTCCTAACTACAGCCGATCAGAACCAAATCAAATCTTTAATGGTTCAAGGTGGCTTCCTCAACAAGTCTGATTTCCAGACTGCCTATTGGGGTCAGAAAGATACTGAAGCGTTTCGTGAACTTCTTGCAGAAGCAAACTCTGCTGGTGGTATGTCATACCAAGAGATGCTTAAGATGATTGCAAGTGGTGATGCTGGTCGTGGTCAGCAAGGCCCAACTAAGAATATCTCCTACAACATCTCTGATCCAATAGCAGCTCGAGGAATCGTACAGAGTGGATTACGAGCAATCCTTGGTAGAGATCCATCTGAGAAGGAAAGCAAGATGCTTGTGAAAGCATTGAACGCTGCCGAAAGAGAGAATCCATCTGTGACAACACAGACCATGGTAAGCCCGGGTGTCTACAGTTCAACCACTACTGGTGGTCTTAATGCTGCTGGAACCCAGCAACTTATCGAAGAAACCGTTATGGAAAATCCTGCTTTAGAAGCAGAAGCAGTTGACAAGAGACTCAACTCCTATGGCGATGTTATTGGAAGATTGGCAGGTGAGTTCTAATGGCTGAAGATCTATTTAAGTTAGAAGAACAGAGATATAACTTCACTAGAATGCTTGGTGAAGCCAAAGCCAAGATGGATTCATCTAAGGTTGGATCTACTGCATATAAGGCTGCTAAGAAGAATTACGATACCGCTAAGGCTGCACTTCCGGGTATTGAATCCAAAATTAAGAAGATTAAGTCTGATGCTGAAAAGGCTAAATCTGACAAGAAGACATCAGACAAACTTAAATCTCTTCAAGAGAAGAAGCAGCGTTTAGTCGATCAAGGCCAATCAACCGCAGATGTTGATGCTGAAATTGAAAAACTTCAACCAAAACCTGCACCTGTTACTGCCGATGGTGGAGTTTCAATGGGTAGTAGACCATTTGGTGGTCAACCATTAGCCACTAATGTTGCTGGAGATCAGACCGTAACACCAGATGTTACAGTTGATTCAAGTGGTAACAAGAAGGTTAATAACACTAGCGGTAACATTGTTTACAAGGGTAAAGGAAGCGACAAAGATCCTTTAACTAAAAATGGTACTCCTTTTACAGGTACATACCAAGGCAAGAAGTACACCAATGGTGTTCTTACAAAAGCCGAAGAAGAGGGAGCAGGTCTTACTGCCAAGCAGGAAGCAACACTTGGTACCTATGGATCGAAGTATCTTCTTGAGTATTTCAAGTCCAACTATCCAACGATTTACAACAAGCTTATTGACTTTGCTAAGGTTAATGAATCCACAGCCAATGTCGAAGGATTCCTTCGCAATACCACTTGGTACAAAGATGTAAACCAGAGAGTCAATGCCACTATCGGTGGATACTCATTGGCTAACGGTGTAACTCTTACATCAGATCAACAGACTGCATTTAGAGATCAACTCCTTGCCAAGGTCAAGGATCGTGAAGAGATTCAATATGACATCCGTTTGATGTCTATTCAGAAGTTCCAACTTGATACAGTCAAGCCAGATGTAGCCCGAGCAATGAGGGCAGGTCTTGATTTCAATCAAGCAGCAGCCGACTATATTGAGATCTATCGGACTAACTTCCAGATTGCAGCTTCTCAGTTTACGGTCAATGACCAACTCTTCCAGAGCCTTCTAACCAAGTCATCAGACCTTGGAGACTTTACTAAGCAACTTCGCCGTACTGACAAGTACTTATCACAGCCACAGGTTCAACAGCAAATCAATGCTAATAAACTCATGGTTCAGACTAAGTACCGCCAGTATGGTTTGAGCATTACAGATGAAGCAGCAAACAACCTTGCTAAGAATGTTTTCCTTGGCGACTCTAACAATGAGCAGATTGATGAGAACCTTCGTCAGCAAGCCATCGCTGCTTTCCCAGCATTCCGTGATCGAATCCTTAATGGAGAATCTCCACTATCCATTGCAAGTCCTTACATCCAAGCAATGGTTCGTATCCTTGAGATCCCAGAAGGTGGTCTCGATCTGGAAGATCCAACCATCCGTAAAGCTATGCAAGGCAAAGCAATTACGGATGCTAAAGGTAATTCAACTTCTTACGAAACCGTTCCGTTGTGGATGTTTGAGCAGGGCCTATACAAAGACAGTCGTTGGCAGTACACATCTAACGCTAGAGGTAAGGCAGACACAATCACACTACAACTGAAAGAAATGTTAGGACTATAAGACATGGCAGAAAGAGTCACGGCTAAGAAAGGCGATACCCTCTCTGGTATTGCTAAGGCAAACGGTACTACTGTTGCACAAATTCTTGCAGATAACCCAACACTTGCAGCTCGTGCATCTGCTGGTCAGACAGTTCTTTATAGTGGTACAAAGGTAAAGATTACTGCACCTGATACAGCAACAAACCCTTATGGTGCAAGTCAAGCAGGTACTGGTGCAGGTCTTGGTACTGGCTCTAATCCTATTTCAAATGTAGCAAGTACATCTGGTGTGTTTGATCCCGGTTCATTCCGAATGTTTGAGAATGCTCCAGACAAAATTACAGATGTAACTGGCGTAACTCCCACAGGTGGTACTGGTGGTACAGGCGGTACAGGCGGCGATGGTGGTACTGGTGGAGATGGTGGTACTGGCGGTACTGGCGGTACAGGAGGTACTGGCGGTACTGGCGGAAAGAAAATTGTTTCTCGAGTTACAAATGCTGATGGAACAGTAACCGTAACTTATGATGATGGAACTACTGAAGTAATTGGAACCCCTACAGGTAAAAAAGTTGTTAGAACTGAAATCCTTGGATCTGGTGCAAATCGTGTAATTCGTACCTATTATGATGATGGAACATTTAGCGATACTCCATCACCAGATAGTTCAACTGGTGGAATGACACCAGAAGATATCCAAAAAGCAATCGATGCTGCTATTGCTAAAGCAACAGCAGGATTCGAAGCACAACTTAAAGCACAGCAAGCAGCAGCAGATAAGGCTCGTCTCGATCAGTTAGCCAAAGAACGCAAGTCTGCTTATGACATCATTACAGAACGATTCACTCAAATGGGTGTTCCAGAGTTTGGAGATGTTATTGCCAAGATCTTCCGTGGTGAAGGTGTAGACCGCAGGGGCAATAAGTTTGACGAAATCCCTACAACCTCAGAAGGTTTCTATCTACAGTTAATCCAGACCCAGCCATACTATGAAAGATTTGGTCAAGTAAACGAAGCTCGTTTGGCTGCTGGTTATCGATCATTAGATGAGAAGACAATCGTTGGAATGGAAGATGAATACCAGAAGGTGCTTACTTCATACAATGCACCAAAGGGATTTTACGATCAGACCAAAGACTTCCAGATGTTCCTAAAGAACAACTACACAGCAGTCGATGTATCAAATGTATTCCAAGCATATAGAGACTTTGTGCAGTCAACTAATCCAACAATTCGTGGACAACTTCGTGACCTTTATGGAATCAACGATGATATGTTGACAGCATACTTTGCTGACCCAGAGAGAGGTCAGCCAATCCTTGAGTCAATCACCGGTAAGAATCTCAATACTGCCGCTGCATTGCTAGAAGGTTTGACTAAGGAACAAGCAGATATTGCACAGCAATACGGTGCAGGATCTCTTGCCTATGGAACTCAACGCCAGAAGTATTCACAAGTTTCACAGAACATCCAGCAATACGGAAACCTTGCTGAGATCTATGGTGAGAACTTCGGAGCCAAGGAAGCCATTGCTGCTGAGTTCGGTGCAGATACTGCATCACAGCAAATTATGGAAAGACTAAAAGCAACTAACCTTGCACAGTTCTCTGGCACCTCAGGAGTAGGTCAAAGAGCATTGAGGCAAAGGGCCCAATAATTGAATGACAGGGTGATTGGCAATCATCTGGGTTCGAGACCCAGACACCCACTCCATCTCTTGAAATGCCGGAACTTGAGGTGAGTATTAGCCCGGAAGTTGGAGCCAAGTAGATTCCCCGATCTATTTGAGGCCAGCGACAAACAAACAAAAAGGGAGTAGGACAAATGTCCAATTACGAATACGATGAGGATGACTTCGAAAACGAAGGTCAAGAAGATAGCTTCACCAACCTACGCAAAGCAAATAAGCAAAAAGACAAGCAACTGAAGGAAATTCAGGCAGAGCTTGCCGAACTGCGTAAGGAAAAACGAGATCGAACTATCAAAGAAACCTTGTCGGCTCGAGGAGTGAATCCGAAGATTGCTTCATTCATTCCGCAGGACATCGACCTCACGGAGGAATCGTTGTCGAAATGGCTTGAAGAAAACGGAGAAGTCTTCGGTGTCTCAAGTCAAAGTTCAAATCAACCAAACCCAAACTTGCCAGAAGGTTTCAAGGAAAACTACATCAAGGCTCAGTCAACAGTCGATGCCGGTCTCACAGCCGACAGAGAACGATTGATTCAAGCCCAGATGGAGGAAGCCGCTGCAAAGGGGCCAGAAGCCCTCAAGCAGCTCTTTGCTGATCTAGGTAAGCAGGGTTACTAACCCATAGAAAGGTGGTAGTGCCAAATGGCAACTACACAAATCTCTGGTCTAGGCAACCTCGTAGTCAATGCATATGACACATATGTTCGTGCTGCACTCCGCTCACTTCCTGTTATGCGTTCTGTTGCAGATCTACGCCCTGTCTCTATGACCAACCCGGGTACAACTCTCAAGTTTGCCGTTTACGACAACTTGACTGCTGCTACCACAGCTCTAACCGAAACATCCGATGTAACTCCAGTTGCATTGGGTAACCCATCTCAAGTTACTGTAACTGTTACCGAATACGGTAATGCAGTTGAGCAAACTGAGAAGGTAAACCTTGCAGCATTCTCTGACATTGACACAATGATCGGTGATGCTATTGCATACAACGCTGCCGATACTCTCGACAAGCTTGTTGCTACTGCCCTTACAGGCGGAACTGTTGTTAAGTACGGCGGAACTCGTACATCAACAGCAACTCTTACAGCATCTGATGTTCTTTCAACAACAATGCTTCGTAAGGCTCAGACCACCCTTCTTGAGGCATCAGCACAGCCTCGTATCGGTGATCTTTACACCTTGTTCATCCACCCTCGTCAGGCTTTCGACCTTCGTGCCGAAACCGGATCAGGCGGATTCGTTGACATTCACAAGTACACAACCGAGAATGTTGGCAACCTATTGACTGGCACCATCGGTGTTCTTGAAGGATTCCAAGTTGTTCAGACAACTCGTGTTCCTTCAGGTGCAGACGGTGCAGCATCTGCAACTGTTTACAAGGCTGTTGCAGTTGGTAAGGAAGCTCTTCTTGAGGCTAATGTTTATGATGTACAAACCGTCATTGCACCTCAGATCGACATCCTTCGCCGTAAGTCAGCACTCGGCTGGAAGTACTTCGGTGGCTGGGGCATCTTCCGTGATGCAGCAGTTTGCCGTTTGGAAACTGGTGCATCTGCTCTTTAATCGGAGCTAATTAGTTGAGGGGGTGGGGCAACTCACCCCCTCTCTACTAAAGGAGAGAAATGGCAACTTATACCTTTTACCCACCGCAAGTGATGGAAGGTTTCCCACTACGAGACAAGTGGTGGAGGAGAGTTGTATCTCCACGAGGAGTGGCAGTCTTGATTGATGGATCAACTGTGACTACATCTCGAGCAGTAACTGAAGATGAATTGAAAGACTACGATTATGTCTTCCTCGGTGGAAGAAGCCATGTCGTAAGCGAAGCGGTTAAAGATGTTTTGGTAGGTCTTGGATATACAATAAAGACTCAAGCAGAAGCCGATGCAGCATCGGATGAAGCACATAGTGGATTTCTAGTATTGAGGTCATAATGCCGTGTAGAACAGGTTGCCCCACACAAGATCACGAAAACTGGGGAGAGTGCCTAAGAGCTTCAGGTCTACAAGTTAATACAGGTGATGCCAATAGCAGGAGAACGATGTCTCAGAAGTCTTGGGATGCAGAACTCAATGCTTACAAGTCAGCGATTGACCAAGGCATTGAACCAGCAACAACGAATATGAAAGACATTCGAGGAGCTGTTGAGTTATCGAATATGGCTGGTAAAGCCTTCGATGCCAACACCAATAGTTTTAAGGAATAGACATGACAACCATCGTTGGAATCCAAGGCAAAGGCTGGGGCCTTATAGCAGCGGATTCCTTGATGGTGGCAGGTGGCCAGAAGTTCATAGCAACTGGTATGGATAAGGTCATAGAAAAAGGCGAGTATGTATTTGCCTTTGCTGGCGATGCAATCGCCGGGGATATAGCAAACTTTAGTTGGACTCCACCGAAGATACCTAAGGTGGTCAACTTAGATAAGTTTATGATGACGGATCTTCTTCCATCACTTCGTCAAGCGTATGCAGATTATGGATACGATCCTTCTCCAAAGAAGGAAGATGGAATGCCTAATGAGGATGCTGGCTTTGATGCCCTTATATGTATCCGTGGCAGGATCTATCAGATAGACAATGACTTCTCTTGGTGCAGAGATGATCGAGGAATATATGCAGTTGGATCTGGTGGATCCTATGCAGCAGGTTCTCTATCAAGAGCTACGATTTCAATAACGAATACAAAAGTAGCGGCCAATGAGGCCAGAAAAGCAATAGAGATTTCCGCTTCGTTTGACATAAACACAGGTGGAAAAGTCAAGGTAATCACTCAAAGGGAGAAGGCAGATGTCAGCAAAAGGCGAAAAGTACAAGTCCAAAAAGGCAAAGATGAAGCACGAAAAGTCTGAGGGCAAAAAAGAACGCATGATGGAATACGGAAAAAAGGGCAAGAAGAAGCCCGGAAAGAAGAAATAATGCCAAAGGTCGGAAAGAAAGAATATCCATATACTGCAAAAGGTATGGCTATGGCTAAAGCAGAAGCAAAGAAATCAGGCAAGAAGATGGTCGTCAAGAAGGCAAAGAAGAGTGGCGGCAAAAAGAAGTAAGGCAGATCCCCGGTTGAAAAGAGCCGGGGTATCTGGCTTCAACAAGCCGAAAAGAACACCTTCTCATCCAACTAAATCTCATGTGGTCGTAGCCAAAGAAGGTTCACAAGTTAAGACCATTAGATTTGGTCAGCAAGGTGTTACTGGTGATCGGCAACCAACTAAACGACAGAAGTCTTTTAAGGCTCGTCATGCAAAGAACATTGCAAAAGGAAAGATGTCAGCAGCCTATTGGGCAGATAAGGTGAAATGGTGAAGAAGAAAGCATTCTGGGATCAGAAGAACCCAAAGAAGAAATCAACCAAACTAACACCTACTCAGAAGGCAAAGGCTAAGGCTCGTGCCAAAGCAGCAGGTCGCAAGTATCCAAATCTTGTCGACAATGCGGCAGTTATGAGGAAGGGTAAGTAATGGCAACAGGTACTAACGGAAGCACATTTACAGCAGAACTTAATCGTCTTGCTAATGGTGGCACTTATCCAGCGTTACAGAGTTATGTTGATGATGCATTGGCTGCAAACACTTGGGCTGGCACAACTGGTCTGGATGTCGTTGGTGCCTTGAATGTCAAGGCTGGTAATACCAGACCTAATTACAAAGACCTTCGTGGTGTATGTAATCAACTTGGTGGCACAACCGATAAGGCTCCTGCTGCTGCCCTAAGAGCAAGAGAGTCATAATGTCAATTACTTTTGGTCAACTCGTAGATAAGGTTGCATTCAATATCCAAAGTGGTGCAGCTCAACAAGAGACTGCTACTTGGATCAATCAAGCGGCTGGTATCACTTCATCTGCTACCACATTTATTGTGAATGAAACCAACCAGATGGGTCGTGGTCTTATCGAGATTGGTGATGAACTCATCTATGTAGATAAGGTCGACAACCTAACCAAGACTGTCACCGTTGCACCTTGGGGTCGAGGATTCCGTGGTACTACAGCAGCAACTGCTGCCAATAATGCCAAGGTTCTTATTGCTCCTGTCTATCCTCGTAAACTCATCAAGGATGCAATCAACGATACTATTCAGGCTTCCTACCCAGAACTCTTTGCAGTAGGAACCCACACCTTCTCCTTCAACTCAGCAGTAACTACTTACTCGCTTCCAGCGACTACAGAATATGTTCTTGATGTTAAGTGGCAGACCATTGGATCTACTAAAGAATGGCTCAATGTTCGGCGTTACAATACCGATAAGGTAGCCAACACAACAGAGTTTGCCAATGGCAAGACAATCAATATCTTTGACTCTATCGATCCGGGTCGTACAGTTCAGGTTGTCTATGCTAAAGCTCCATCAGTACTGACTTCTGATAGTGATGTGTATGAAACCGTTACAGGTTTCCCATCAAGTTCAGTTGACTGTATTACATACGGTGCCATGGCTCGTCTGCTTATGAATATCGATGCAGCTCGAGTACCTGCACAATCTGTCGAGTCAGATATGCTCGATCAAACCAAGCCTATTGGGGCAGGATCCTCAACGGCTCGGTTCTACCTTGGTCTTTACACTCAGCGACTTCAGCAAGAAGCTGCTGGACTACGAGATCTTTATCCTCCCCGACTCCACTATAAGAGGTAACGAATGGCACAAACTAGATACTATGCCTCAACGGCAAAGCAAGCCTCGCTATCATCCTCAATCGATGGTGTTGTTACCTCGATTACTTTGGATCTAACGACTGGCTTCCCAACCAACTATCCATATTCTCTGGTTATCGATCCAGATACCAACAAAGAAGAAATCATTACGGTCACTTCTTCTGGTGGTGGAACGACACTCAATGTCACTCGTGGAGAAGACGGTACCTCAAATGTTGCCCACTCTGCTGGTGCAACAGTTCGTCACATTATTTCGGGTCGTGACTTCAATGAATTTTCCGCTCACCTTGGATCAACAGCAAGCCCAACAACATCTGGAATCCACGGCATCACAGGTAATGTTGTTGGTGATACTGATTCACAGACACTTACAAATAAGAAACTTACAGCTCCAGAAATTCTTGGAGCAGGAGTCGTATTTGAAGGTGCAACTGCCGATGGTTTTGAGACAACCCTTACTGTGGTTGACCCAACGGCAGATCGAACAATCACTCTTCCTAATGCCACAGGTACAGTAACCCTTGATGGGGTTGCTTCTACCCTTTCAAGCAAGACACTATCTAGTGCAACTTTAGGTACAGACCTTGCTGCTGGTGGTTACAAAGTAACTGGTCTTGGTACTCCATCTGCTAACACAGATGCTGCCACTAAGTCCTATGTAGATACTCAGATCTCTAACTTGGTTGATGCAGCTCCGGGTGCCTTAGATACCCTCAATGAGTTGGCTGCTGCAATCAATGATGATGCAAGCTTCTCAACCACAGTAACTAACTCGATTGCAACCAAGGTAGCCAAGGCTGGCGACAGCATGACTGGTGCCTTGTCCATGGGTAATAACAAGATTACTGATCTTGCTACACCTACTGCATCTACCGATGCTGTACCTAAGTCTTATATCGATACAGTCTTTGGATCGACTTCTTCTGCTGCTACCTCTGCTACTTCTGCCGCAAACTCTGCATCAAGTGCAGCAACCTCAGCAAGTTCTGCCGCCACCTCAGCCACTTCGGCTGCTACATCGGCAACTTCAGCAGCAACCTCTGCTTCTTCAGCAGCGACATCGGCTACCTCAGCAGCCAATAGTTATACCTCAATTACTGGTCTAACAGGTGCTGGCATTGTCCGTGATATGGGATCTATTACAGATGCAGACACAACTACATCGACCTATATCAATATCTCAACTATTGCATCTAATGCTCAGACTTCTGCTAATAGTGCAGCTACATCTGCTTCTAGTGCAGCCACAAGTGCAACTTCGGCTGCTACATCGGCAACTAGTGCAAGTACATCTGCATCGTCTGCTTTGACATCTGCTAACTCAGCATCTACTTCAGCATCATCTGCTGCTACAAGTGCAACAAGTGCTGCTGCAAGTGCTACTGAGGCGGCAGGATATGTAGTTCCATCTCAAACTGGTAATTCTGGCAAATTCTTAACAACAAATGGATCTGCTACATCTTGGGCAGCCGTTGATGTATTACCATCACAGACTGGCAACTCTGGTAAGTATTTAACAACAAATGGTTCAAGTGCATCTTGGGCATCGATCACTACTGATCCATTGCCAGATGTATTTATGATGATGGGAGCATAAGATGCCTAGTTCATTTGCAATACAACTGCGTAGAGGCACAACAAGTCAGCACTCTACATTTACAGGTTTGTCTGGAGAGGTAACAGTCGATACAGACAAAAAGACTATCGTGGTTCACGATGGGTCTACGGCTGGTGGAATACCATTAGCCAAAGCTTCTGAAGCCGGTGGGGCTTTAGATCCGTTCTTACTCATGGGAGCATAAATATGGCATATAAAGTACTTGGTCGCAAGGCTGCGGCCGCAACGACAGAAGAGGAACTTTATACTGTTCCATCTTCTTCAGCAGCGGTGGTTTCTTCTATTGTGATTGCTAATAGATCAGCATCTGCTCGTACCTATCGTTTGTCTGTAAAGCCAACTTCTGGTACAACTATTGCTGATGAACACTACATTGCATATGATGTAGCTATTGCAGCTAATGATTCAGTAGCATTAACTTTGGGAATTACCCTTGCTGCTGGAAATTCAGTAAGATGCTATGCATCTGCTGCTTCATCGCTTACATTTACAGCTTTTGGTTCTGAACTTTCTGCTTAATTACTGAAAGGTAATATCATTCATGGCTATTTCTAAATTTACAACATCATCAATTAACAATGGTTTATCTAAATACCCATCTGTTAAGGGTGGTAAAACACCAACTGTTGAATGTTTAGTTGTTGCCGGTGGTGGCGGTGGCGGTTCAGGAGGTGGTGGAGCAGGTGGGTATAGAACAAACACATCATTTGCCATAACCGTAGGTACAGCACTAACTGTAACCGTTGGTGGAGGTGGAGCTGGAACAAATGGGCCAACAACAAATCGTGGATCTAATGGAAGTAACTCTGTCTTTTCTACGATCACCTCTTCGGGAGGTGGTGGGGGTGGACAAGTAAACACTCAGAATGCACAATCAGGCGGTTCTGGCGGTGGTGCTGGTAGAGCAAGCGTTCATACAGGAACTGGCGGAAGTGGAAACTCTGGTGGGTATACTCCTGTAGAAGGTTATGCTGGTGCTAATGGAATCAATGCAGCACCATATCCCGGTGGTGGGGGTGGTGGTGCAGGTGGTGCTGGCACAAGCGGTTCAAGCGGTGGCATTGGGCCATCTGGAACTGGAGGCCCGGGTATTACTAATTCAATAACCGGTTTTGCTGTTGAATACGCCATTGGTGGCGGTGGTGGCGGAAGTTGGGGTTCCCTTTGTGCTGCTGGCCCATCTGGAGGAACTACAGGATCAGACGGAAGAGAGAATGGAAGAGGAACAAATGCTGCACCAAATACCGGTAACGGTGGAGGTGGAGCAGGTGATGCAAATGCTGGCCCTAATGGTGGTTCAGGAATTGTAGTTATTAAATATCCTTCTTACTATGATCCTGCTGCTTCAACTACAGGATCTCCAACTGTTACTACTTTTGATGGCTTTAGAGTTTACAAATTTACTGGTGATGGGAGCATTACTTTCTAATGGCTAATAGACTATTTTCTAAATCATCTATATCTACTGGTGTTAAATTTCCTACTATTAGTGCATCCTCTTTGAGCAAAACACCATATGTTGAATACTTAGTTGTAGCAGGTGGTGGAGGTGGAGCCGCTGGTGGTGGACTTGGTGGCGGTGGTGGTGCAGGTGGTTATCGTGATGGCAAACTCGCCGTAACTGCTGGGTCTGCATTAACTGTTACTGTTGGAAACGGTGGTACTGCTGGTACTGGTGGTGGTGCTGGAGGCACAGGTGGTAACTCTGTTTTTTCTACTATCACTTCATCTGGCGGAGGGGGCGGCGGAAAATCTGGCGGTTCAACTCCATACGATGGTGGAAATGGTGGATCTGGTGGCGGAGGAGGAGAAAACTCTGGCAATATTGGTTCTGGTGGTCAAGGAAATAATGGAACTTATTCGCCAAGCGAAGGACATAATGGCGGAAATGCTGGCACCAATTCTGGTTACTATGCTGGCGGTGGTGGTGGTGGAGCAGGAGCCCCCGGTAAAGAAGGCACATCAACCAATGGTGGTTTAGGTGGAGATGGAATACAAAGTTCTATAACCGGAACTGCTACTTACTATGCTGGAGGTGGCGGAGGCGGCCCATACTCTCGATCATTTGGAACCTGTGCAGGTGGCCAAGGTGGTGGGGGAACTGGAGCAGATAACAATTATTCAGGATCTCCTGCATCAACTGCTGGAACTGCAAACACAGGCGGCGGTGGTGGTGGCCGTACATCAGGAGATGGCAAAGCTGGAGGATCTGGGATAGTTATTATTCGTTATCCAGATACATATCCAGCAGCAGCTTCAACAACAGGATCACCAACAGTTACAAATCCAACAGGCTATCGTGTGTATAAATTTACAGGCGATGGATCAATTACCTTCTAAGGAGAAAACAAATGGCACATTTCGCAAAGCTTGACGAGAACAACATCGTGCTTGCTGTTCATGTAGTCAACAACGAAGTCATTACTGTAGACGGTGTTGAGTCTGAACAAGCTGGTATTGATTTCTTAATAGGACTTTATGGACATACCTATTGGAAACAATGTTCATATAATGGATCAATCAGAAAAAATTATCCCGGAACTGGTTTTACTTATGATGCATCCAGAGATGCATTTATTTCAGAAAAACCATTTCCCTCTTGGAATCTAAATGAAATTACTTGCCGATGGGAAGCACCTATTGCACAACCAGTAGACGGAAAAATGTATTCATGGGATGAATCAAATCAGTCTTGGGTTGACATAACACCTGCCTAATTAGTTCGAAACAGAGGCAGTTTCAAGGGTGTCCTCGCCTAATGTCGTAAGTAAGAACCCTTATCAATCTTTCTAACCCAAGGAGTCTGGCGTGGTATTAAAGGTATCTAAGTCACCGGATATTACAGAATCCGTCATTGTCGATCTTACTGGTCGTACATCTCAGTACTACGATCCAGATACCTATGCCTTTGATGTTGCTATTGGTGGTTTGCCATTCCTCTACAACATCACAGACACAGTTCCTTATCGTAGATCAACTGCCCGATGGAAGTATGAGCGTGTTGACCAAGCCAGAGAACCGGGTGAACAGACCCTTGACTCAGGTCTTTGGGTTCGATCTCAGACATCATGGCATCTTGGTGCAGGTATTCAGTTTCAAGAAGCTCTTGAAGGTAATCCCGATCTTCTTCGCTTCCGTTACTTCACATCCACAGGTATCAACCCATGGACTACTGGTGAACTTTCTCTCCTTAAGGACACCTCAAAGCTTTACAATGTAACCAGCACTTCATCTACTGCTAGAACTATTGCTATCCCAGCAACTCTTAATGACATAGATTATGTTCTTGCCATTAACTGCACATCTACTTCTACTTCTTCATCTGCTGTTCGTGTATCTAAGATAACCTCTGCTGGATCCGCTACGACAGTTCTTACTGGTGCAGATCTATCTGCTGAAATCCTTGCTGCCGAAACAGATGGATCTTCTCTTTATATCGCTACCGCAGATTATATCTATGACATCAATCTTACTTCTGGAAGTCCAACACTTCATCAGCATTATCACATTGCATCTATTGCTTCTGCATCTAATGTGACTCTTAAATTCGTAAAGAACAGATTGCTTGCAGGTATTACCTTTGCTTCAGGAACAACCATTGCTGGAGTATATGAACTTACTTTCTCAAACCATAGCAGCCTTTCAAATCTTTCATCAGTAACTGCTGTTGCTAATACCAAGACAGTACCGAATGATTGGAAATGGACTGGTATTGCTGATGGTCGTGGAGCTATCTATGTTTCTGGTTATGCTGGAGATAAATCTGCAATCTTTAAGATTCAACCAGATGCAACGACAGGTAACCTTGGCCCTGCCATCTCTGTGGCAGATATCCCATTAGGTGAAACTGTCCGTACTATCTTTGGTTATCTTGGCACATATCTTGCAATCGGTACATCTCGTGGTGTTCGTATTGCAGCCATTGCCGATGATGCAACCATTGTTTATGGCCCAATAATCTTTGAAACTACATACCCGGTAGTCTCCTTTGCAGCTCGTGACTCATACATCTGGGCAGGAGTAAGACAAGGAATCGGTGGTGCATCTGGCACCTACCGAATCTATCTAGGTCAGTTACTCGATGATGGTGGCTACCCATATGCCAGCGATATCTATGCTTCTGGTGCTACCGGAGCTGTGGATAACCTTGGCTTCTTCCCAACAACTGGTCAGTTGTTCTTCTCGATCACAGCAAGTGGTGTGTGGATTGAACACGCAACACAACTGGTAGCAGAAGGAACAATCCAGACAGCAATCGTTAACTGGGGAACTCTTGAGAAGAAAGCGTGGAAGCGTGTTCGTATTGAGACTGAGACTCTCCAAGGAAAGATTGAAGTCTATGGTGACTCCATTGAAGGAAGATCACAGATTGTTACCTTGACTGAAGGCAACGAATACAACACAGACTTTGATATCTCTGCTGCATTCGTTCAACCACAGGTTAATGGTCAACTCACATTTACTCTTTATCGTAACTCTACAGATGCAACCAAGGGTGCAGAACTTAGGGGTTATGCAATCAAGGCAATTCCATCGCCTACTCGTTCACGACTTATCCAAATGCCTATTATGTGTTACGACTTTGAGACCGATCGAAGAGGTGTCAGATTCGGAACTGAAGACGGAGCTAAGATCCGTTTGGCAGCACTTGAGCAACTCGAGTCATCGGGTGCCACCGTTCTCGTACAGGATTTCACCTCTGGTGAAAACTTCGATACTGTCATCGAAGAAATCGCATTCACTCGCATGACTCCTCCATCTCAGAATAATGAGAACTTTGGGGGAATCATCACTATCACAATGAGAACGGTTGTCTAATGAACTACTTGGACTGGGCTGGCCTTGCGGTCGCCGTAACAACAATCGTCACCGCATTCGCTGGTGCAATCCGATGGTTAGTAAAGCATTATCTTGCTGAACTTAAACCCAATGGTGGATCTTCGATCCGTGATAAGGTCGACAGATTAGAGGCAAAGGTTGACAAACTATACGAGTTTCTGATTCAGAAATGACTTACCCTAACTGGTTCGCAAGCTATGCAGTTGCATACTTTGATAAGCACCTATCTAGGTTCAAGGATCAAGAGAACCTGAACTATCTACAGATAGGGGCATTCACAGGCGATGCCAGTTTGTGGCTAATGCAGAATGTACTGACTGGTAAGGGATCAGTCCTGACCGATGTAGACACTTGGCAGGGATCTGACGAAGAGGTTCATCACAAGATGGACTTCACCGATGTCGAGAAGACCTATGACTGGAAGACTAAGGATTACCACAGGATTATTAAAGCCAAGATGCCTAGCCTTAGGTTCTTCACCGATCTTGATGAGGTTGCCATATACGACTTCATCTACATCGATGGGGATCATACGGCTCAGGCTGTCTTCTACGATGCCATAAACGGCTGGAAAGCCCTTAAACCGGGTGGAATTATGGCCTTTGATGATTACCTTTGGGGGGCTGAATTACCCCTCGAGAAGCGGCCACAGCCGGCTATAGACCTGTTTGTGACCTTACTAAAGGAAGAGATGGAGTTGATTGACTCTGGCTCCCAGATATGGATTAGGAAGAATGAATGAAACCTGTTGCAAAGACGGCGACACCTGCTGCCAAATCAGTCTTGAGACAAGCCACCAAGCTGTGGCCAAAGAGGGCGAAAGCCAGCGATGGATTACTCCCTTCGGCTGCACATCTTGCGGCCAGTCCTAACTCAGACCACAACACAGGACACGCAGTAGATCTCACCCATGATCCGAAGTCAGGGGTAGACTGTCACGAACTGTTTCAGAAATTTAAGCAGGACAAGAGAGTTGTCTACTTGATTTTTGATAGCAAGATCTGGTCTCGTGCCAGAGCAAGTGAGGGTGACCGCCGGTACACCGGATCGAACCCACACTCAAAACATATGCATATATCCATCGATCCAAAGCACGACAAAGACACAAGCTCTTGGTTCCCTTGGACAAAGAAGAAAGTGTTCAGTTCTCCAGATGCTGTAATTCAAAGTCTGAAGAATCGAAACCCACAGAAATGTGAAGTACCAAGTCCTAAGGAGGGCTAAATGGAAAAGATCAAATCATTGATCCACCGCAACCCTGCTCGAGTAGCTGCATTCATCTCCTCGGCTGTTGCATTAGTAGTCTCTTACATCTCACCAGAGATTCCAGTAGAGCAAGCAATTATCTTTGTCTTGTCATCTTTGGGTCTAGGTGAGTATGCTCAGAGAGTCGAGAATGAAAAGACGGAAGCAGCCCTTTGGACTGATCCAGAGGATCTCGACTAACAACTTAATATCGGCAAAACATTGGGGCCACCTTCGGGTGGCCCCTTTTTTTGTTGCTTAAAACTACACCGGCAGGAGAGCCTAAGAAATGCCCCCCTACCCCCCATAAAAAACTTATGGTTGGTTAGGTGCTACACCGTATAGTGTCGCCTGAAGTTTCTGCCCCACCTCTTACGAGGTGACCCAACAATATCACGACACGCCGAAATCCCACACTTTGTCAGACCCCTGTGTCACACTTATGGCATGAGTGAAAAACTTATAGAGGTCGACAACATTTATGCACAGATGTCTGAATTGTCTGAGACCTCGCTACGACCTCATCCTTGGGTTATGGGCTTTTCTTATGGCAGGGATGGTGGTATATCTATCTGGTGGGATCATGCCTATGAATCAAGCCAGTACCTATTGGGCAAGCTCGATCTTGTTGATTGGTTCCATGAGGGGTTCCTTATTGCAGACAAGATGGTTAGTCTTGTTCCATTACCCGAAGAGAAAAACTTAATACTGCCGGGAACTATGATTGTTTGGAAACCTATTGATGGTGAAGCCAAGATTTCTAAACTCGTAGAAAACTACATCAAGGGATATCAGAATGTTACTTAAGGATTTCTACATCGATAAGTTTTGCAAGAAGATCAAAGAAGCAGAACCGCTACCAGATACTGAGTACAAACAAGGTTTAGTAGATGGCTTGGAATATGCGATAGGTGTACTCAAGAAAGAGAGAAGCGATGGGCAAACCGAAGAGAGGTAGTGGTAAAGGTGATCGAAATTCGAACAGGCCAAATGGCAAAGCTTGGAAGAAACATCCCAAGAAGCCGAAGTCAAAAGGCAATCGTGTTAATGGCAGGTCTCCTGCAAATCACGCAAAGCGTGAAGAGTGGAAAGCGTGGAAGGCTACACAACCTGAAGGTAAAGATGTTCCGCATTGGAAGGAGTGGAAAGTAAATGCCGCATAGCAGCAAAGAAACTCTTTCAATCGGTTGGTGTGATAATGGTATGACTGATGGAAAGTTTACCGAAGGATTACTTTACACATCTCTAACATCTGCAAAGCATGGGATATTTATCAACAATGCTATTCGAGTGCAGGGTAATCAGATTGCAAGACAGCGTATGGATCTTCTCGAGCTGTGGGCTGATCATGTGGGTACTGATTGGTTATTGTGGGTTGATTCTGATGTAGTTCTCACAGCAGATATCTTGAAGAAACTTTGGGATACTGCCGACAAAATGACACGACCTGTCGTAACTGGGGTGTACTTTGTATCCAAGGCAATGGAAGGAACATTGATGACACCGATGCCAGCGTTGTTCCTCGATCATCCAGAGGATGAGTACTTGATGAACTTCATCCATCCATTGCCGTATAATGAAGTCATTCCTGTTGATTCAGCAGGTATGGGTTTAGTTCTAATGCACAAGTCAATAGTTCCAGTACTTCGCAAGAAGTTCCCGGATCAATCATTCTTTGCTGAGAAAGATCTTGGCAATGAAAAGTTTGTGGGTGAAGACATCATCTTCTTCCGTAAACTAAAGCAAGCCGGTATCAAAGTCTTTGCACACACCGGTGCATTGGCTCAACATATGAAGCGATTTAGTTTCGATGTGGCGTACTATGGTTTGTATTGGAAAGAGTACGAACGGCAGATGCAAGCGAAGGCAGAAGCTGAAGCAGAAGAAGTGGAAGGATCAAATGAAGGAAATTAAAGAGATCGTAGTTGATCTCCTCAAAGCAAAGGATGCTTCTCGAGGTCGATCATTACAGACTCAAGTCGGGCCATCAGAACTTGGTGGTTGTGCAAGAAAGGTTTGGTACAGGTTGAATCAACAACCTGAAACCAATAACAACGAGTTGAAACTCGCTGCAATTATGGGTACTGCAATCCACGGAGCCATAGAAGAGGCAATCGAACTTGCAGATCCAGAACACAAAGAGTATCTCGTTGAGCAAGAGGTCGAAGCATTTGGGATTAAAGCCCATGTCGATCTCTATGTCCGATCTACTGGTGCAGTTGTGGACTGGAAGAGTGTTAAGTCAAAGAACCTTAACTTCTTCCCATCGAAGCAACAGCGTTGGCAGGTTCAAGTTTATGGTCTGCTTCTCAACGAAGCTGGATACACAGTCAAGACCGTAAACCTCGTAGCAATCCCACGAGATGGGGATGAACGAGACATCAAGGTTCACTCAGAACCATACGATAGATCAGTAGCAGAGGAAGCACTTGAATGGTTGCAAGCCATCAAGAACTCTACTGAAGCACCAGCACCCGGAAAGGATGCTAGTTACTGCCAGTTCTACTGCAAGTACTTTGATGCAAGCGGTGAGCTTGGTTGTTCTGGTCTAAAAAAAACTGGAATCACTCCGTCAGAAGTTCTGATTGATGATCCCAACATTGACTCCAACGCCTTGGAGTACCTACAAATCAACAACGAGTTGAAGAAACTCGAAGCGAAATCCGATGAACTCAAATCTTCTCTTGAGGGTGTCTTCGGTCGTACATTGTCCGGTGTAGAAATCAACTGGACAACTGTGGCTCCACGCCAAACGATTGATGAGAGTGAAGTGCTTGCTAAATTGGGTTTCGTTCCAAAGAAGACAGCCGGAAAAGAATCAGTACGGTTGTCGATCAAACACACGGAGGTAAAGTAATGGCCGAACTCGGCTTTCAAGTATCAACAAAGACAGCAGATGGAACCATCTTTGTCATTGCTGATGCAACATACACAGGCTTTGCACAGAAGTTAGCAGAAGCCTTGGATCCTGCTGGTGCAGATGCGGTTCTATCAGCGATGCAAACCGCCTTTGCTGGACAGCCAATGAATACTGCACAGATTGCCCAAGCATTGGGTGGAACTGTGATCTCAACAGATAAATGGGGTGGTGCTGCCAATCAGGTAGCTTCAGCCCCTGCTTCTGGCCCTGTTTGTAAGCATGGAGAACCAGCAAAGTTAGTTCCTGCTGGTGTATCTAAATCAAGTGGAAAGCCTTATCGTGCTTTCTATGCTTGCCAACGACCACAGGGTCAGCAATGCGACTACAGAGCCAACGCTTCTTAGCTCAGTTGGTGGAGCCGGGTACACCAAAGTACCCGGCATTCACCGGCAAAGAACCCTGTGCCTCCATCGGATCAGAGATGTTCTGTACCGATGAGAAAGACTTCAGTCACTATGAAGTTCTTCGAGGTGTCTGTAGTCAATGTCCACTCTTGAAGGCTTGCTTCAACTGGGCATTACATAATGAAGACTTCCACTATTGGGGAGGATCTTCTGCACATGATCGAAAACATATTCGTAGGATTTACAATATCGAAAGAAAGCGAAGCATAGCCGCATAATGTTGAACCTACTTCAAGCAGTACACAGTACAAACTCATCAGCGAAACCATTGCCCGATGTGTGGGAATCATTGAAGAGCTATGGGATGAGGTTCCGTCAATCACAATTATGCCTAATCGCTGGGCAACCAAACTCCGGTAAGAGTCTTATGGCATTGGTCTACGCTCTCAAGAGTGGAGTGCCAACGCTTTACTTCTCTGCCGATACGGATCCAATCACACAGATGTTTCGTACCGTTGCAGCTTTGAGTGGGATACCACAACAACAAGTAGAAACGAACCTAGATCAAGACTCACACTTCTTCGATCTGATGTTGCATGAGAAAGGCTCACATATTAGGTGGGTCTTTGATCCGTCACCCGACATCGATACGATTGAACTAGAGATCCTTGCCTATGGTGAGGTCTACGGCATGGCACCGGCACTTGTCGTGATAGATAACCTGATGAATTGCGTGTCCGTTACAGGGGAAGAATGGTCAGGCATAAGGGCAATCATGTCCGAACTTCATCATGTTGCTAGAAAGACAGGTGCCTGTGTCCTTGCTCTTACACATATGTCTGAGCAAAGAGACTACGAAGCAGATAAGCCAGCACCACGAAGAGCAATCTTAGGTAAGGCATCTCAGTTGCCTTCGATGATTTTGTCCATTGCAATGAACCCTGAATATGGGCAACTCAAAGTTGCCGCAGTCAAGAACCGATTCGGTGAACACTCAGCAGATGGCACTAAGTATGCAACCCTACTCATCGATCCATCGAGGGTACAGATTGCAGACGGAGATGCACAAGGTCGAGCTGATGTAAGACCGGGATTGATTTACTGGCGTGGACACGAAGCAATCTAGGGCAAACAAACGCAAGGGGTCTCAATGGGAGACCGACCTTGTTGAGTATTTCCGATCATTGGAATTGATATCGGAGAGGTTACGACTCTCTGGTAATTATGATGAAGGGGATCTTTGGTTCTATGCCAATCAGATCTACTTCGTAGTAGAAGCAAAGAATGAAAAAGGTTTCAAGCCCGGGCCTTGGATGCAAGAAGCGGTGCTTGAAAGGGATAACTGGAAGAAGCGAAGAAAGAATAGTGGGAAGGTTGTTCCTCTGGTCATTGCCAAGCGTAGGCAAAGCAATGTCAGTAAAGCGTTTGTCATAATCCAACTAGATGAATTTATGGAGTTAATAAATGAATGAAGTCCTAGCAAGTGTACTTATCGTGACAGCAGGTGTATCCCTTTATCACTTCCTTGAGTGGGGTTACTACAAGATCGAAGACAAGTTCTACGAATGGAAGCATCAGGAAGAGATTGCAAAGTTCGAGGAGTACATCAAGAGTATTGAGACCATCACCAAGGCACCAGCAAAGAAGACAACAAAGAAGAAGTGATGAAGCAACTTACATTTGTTTCTCTCTTCGCTGGAGTAGGTGGGTTTGATCTTGGCTTTGAACAAGCAGGAATGAAATGCGTTGGTCAGGTTGAGATTGATAAGCATTGTCAGAAGGTGTTGCAGAAACATTGGCCCGATGTTCCTCTTCACGATGATGTAACAACAGCAACCGATTGGGCAAACGAGAAAGGATTGGTAGGAAATGTCGACATCGTATGCGGAGGATTCCCATGTCAAGATGTCTCAGTCGCTGGCAGAAGAGCTGGTATCGCTGGGGCAAGAAGTGGACTCTTCTGGGATGCCATTCGATTTGCTAGGGAAGTCAAAGCACACACGCTCATCTTGGAGAATGTGCCGGGATTACTTTCAAGCAACCAAGGCCGCGACTTCGGAGTCGTTATCTCTGAAATGGCCGACTCAGGGTATCGCCACATCGAGTGGAGAGTTTTGGATTCGCAGTTCTTCGGAGTTCCCCAACGCCGCCGTAGAATCTTCATTGTTGGAAGTTCTCGAGAAGACATCAAATCCCCGATACTTCTTGAGCAGTAAGGCTTGCGAAGGGATCCTTCGTAGAGCCAATCGTAGGGGCAAGGTACTACCGAAAGCGTTAGAAGATGCATTGGTTCACCAAAGCCAGCAGAGCCAAGACTAAAGATGATTACGAGACTTGGGTTGAAGGAGGGGTGACACCTACATTGAATGCATTTGAAAACAATGGAGATGTTAGAGCCACAGTCCTTGTCTACACACCATCATCATTCGGTAATTACAGAGAAGGAGTTGGAACTTTGAGAGCAGATGGAGGAGACCTTGGCGGTGGATCAGAAAGCGTTATCGTCTTTCATCCCCATCGATCTGATGGAGTCAGACTCCAAGGAGACACAGTAAATACATTGACCAGTTACATGGGAACAGGAGGACTGAACACACCAATGGTTCATGCTATACAGAACACAGTCATTGGTAGATCAGATACTGCTGGGCCTAATGGTCGGGGTCATACTGATGAAGGAGAACCTATGTTCACCATCGATACCACCTCACCACACGCCATCGTTATCAGAGAACGAGAAGGTAAACCCGGTGGTGGCAAGGGTGCAATGTTCTCTGAGAAATCATTCACCCTCAAAGGTGTCAATGATCAGACAATCTTCAGTCAAACTATCAGGAGACTAACCCCTCTGGAATGTGAGAGGTTGCAAGGATTCCCTGATGGGTGGACTGATGAACAATCAGATAGTCAGAGATACAAACAGATGGGCAATGCGGTCACAGTAAATGTAGCCAAGTGGATTGGCGACAGAATCGTAGACTCATATGGCAAGTGATCCCGAACTACTGAAAGCTGTTATACGCCATTACGGTGGTGAAGTCCGTGATGGTTATTCAAGGGCAGTCAAGTGTTGTTTCCATGACGACACTCGAAGGTCGGCAGTTATGTCGACCGATGGAGAGAAGGCTGGGCTTTACTTCTGCCACACCTGTGGCATAGGTGGAGATGCATATTCGTTGTTGATGTGGAGAGAAGGGATAGATTTTCGTGTTGCTATCGATAGAGCGGCTGACATTGCTAAACGATCTGGCATCGACTTATCACAAAAAGATAAGCGAAGAGACGGTGGCTTACTTACAGGGTCGAGGGTTCGGAAAAGAACTGGCGGAGACTCATCTGCTAGGCACCGTACCAGTCGATTGTGACCCGAGCCATGTGCAATTTATCGGTTGGTTATCCATCCCATACAGAGTTGTCAATGGGGTGGCAGGATTCAAGTTCCGAAGAGTCGATGGATCTCCGGGCCCTAAGTACATGGCTCCAATGCATCAGCCAGCAAGACTCTTCAATGCCATCGATCTACAGAAAGCTTCAGATGTTGTTGCAATCTGCGAAGGAGAACTCGATGCAATTATTGCCAGCCAACTGTTGCCTTCAGTTGGAGTACCGGGTGTCAAAGCGTGGCGACCACACTTCAACAGGTTATTCGGAGGATACAAACGAGTACTTGTCCTTGCAGATAATGACGAAGGAAAGAAGGATGGTAGCAATCCGGGTATGGAACTCGCCGAAAAGGTATTACAAGAAGTCGAACACGCAGAACTGATACCATTGCCACAAGGCTCTGATGTCAACTCTGTTGTACTAGAAGAAGGATTAGAAGGACTACGAAAGAGGTTAGGGCTAGATGAGTGACCATGGAAAACCAAGAGACAATAGAGACTTTGAAAAGATTATTAGAAAGTCATGGCCTAACGGTGGTAAAGGTAAGCAATCAACCTTCGGGCCTAGAGATAACAGTTCGAGTTCCTCCGATCCAGAGATGAACCAGTTCGTCACCGATGTGTGGGATATCATCGATGAACTTGGCAATCTTCTGATAAGCAAGCAAAGGGATTACGGCCCGGGCAATATCAACAATGCCTTCGGTGGCCCGATGAATGGTCTGCTTGTTCGTATGGGTGACAAGTTTGAACGCTTGAAGAACCTGTTTGCATTCGGTGATGGCAAGCCACAGCATGAACCAATCGAAGATTCATTCAAAGATCTAGCCAACTACGCCATCATTGCCATGATGGTTCAGCGTGGAAAGTGGCCAGCGAACAAGCTATGAAGAAGCTCCTCTTTTTTTTGGTTCCGATTCTTGTAATTACATCGTTGTATTTTGCAGTCAGGTTTGTGATTGATGCAATCCTAGAGATAGAAGATGGTGATTTACTCGATGAGTGATCGAGCCAAAGAACATCTTGCCGATCTAATCAACATCTCTTCTCATACTATCCACCGCAGATTTGCTGGCTATGTAGAGTATAAAGACTTGGTTCAAGAGTTGAATGTCTATGTACTTCAACGACCCAAACTTGAAGAAGATCTTGATGCTTCTTACACAGTCAGCAAAGATGAAACCAAGTGGGTTGCCCGGAAGATTATGGCTAGGTTCCGCCGTCATATCGAAAAGTATTCTCGTAAAGAGAAGGCAACAATGCTTGGCTATTCAACAGGTGATGAGTTCTTCTACGACACCGCCAAGGTAGCAGAACTTCTTCCTGTTGCATTTCAGTTTGATTCGAAGGGTGTAGTTCTCGTTGACAAGGTAGACGATGGACAACCACGCCGCTCACCAGCACCCAATGAGGGTGGCAATCTTCTTGCCATGGTGATTGACATTCGATCAGCACTTGAACTACTTGATAAAGATGAACAGTACATACTCGACCTCAGATACGGAGCTTCCCCAATGACACTATCTGATATAGCCAAAGCGATGGGAGTCTCTGACTCCACAGTAGATCGCAGGATTCAGAAGATACTTCGAAAGATTATTGACCACCTTGGAGGGCCAACGCCGTGGGCGTAAAGATCAACCTCGAAAGATATGAGGTTGTAATGGCGGTGAACACAGCAGTAGAACGATATGTATCTACGATGAAGAACCAACAGATGCGTGGTCTTGGTGACCTCGATCCATGGCAGCGAATACTTCTTGATGTCGATGGATGCGGAGCAGAGATTGCTGTCGCCAAATACTTAGGTGTCTATTGGTCTGGTGCATTCGGTCAAGGTGGTGTTGATATTGAACCGAATATAGATGTGAAGTACACACGACATGAGCAGGGCAGATTGTTAGTCAGACCAGATGCAAAGGATGACATCAAGTTTGTTCTTGTCCGTGGTGGTATGCCGAACTACGAACTCATCGGTTGGATTATGGGTGCCGAAGCAAAGAAGGAAGAGTGGTTGGATAAACCTGACTGGCGTAGACCTGAGATCTATTGTGTACCTGAGGATAAGTTGAGAAAGTTTAGAGGTTACTATGGCTAGGTATGATTACGAATGCCCGGGTTGTGGCAATGTTGTTGAGATTGTCCGTGGGTTCAACGATCCTGAAGAAGATTATGATTGTCCAACTAGAGAGTGTGGCAATACATTGGTGAGAAAGTATTCAGCTACACCTACGATATTCAAAGCTACTGGCTTCTACTCTACAGATAACTTCCGTAAATGAAAGAACCCCCTCCGAAGAGGGGGCCTTTCCCTAGAGTGGAGGATCAGATCCACTACATTTATCGTACCACTATTTGCCGTATTCCGCCTTCAGGAACTTGCCACAGTATGGCCACGGCTTCGATCCTCGGTCAGCATAGATGTGTAGTGCCACATGGAACTGCTCCATCAGGGTTGCCTTCTTGGGTGGTGTGCCGCTATCGCCGCCGTGAGCAACCCAAGTCCGGGGATATTCGATTTGGAAGTAGCCTTGGAACTGCTTCTTTGTTCCTGCTACTGCGTTCGATCTGCCGCTACTCTCACACATAGCCAGCTTCTGCCATGCCGGTGGCAGATGATCGAAGGTCATATCCTCGTAGTGAATCACGACTGGAATGTCTTGAACCACGAGGTTTGTTTCAGCTTTGGTTTCAATGGTCTTGAGTGGGGGCGATATGAGTACCGCCCCCAACAAGAGACCACCGATGATAAGTCGGTGCATTGTTTACCTTTCTCCTCCAAAGAGGATTGCCCCTGTCCATACAAGGAAGGGAATCGTCATCAGTATGGGTGAGTCTTCACTCATACCAAGTGGGAAGGTGAAGAAGGAAAGGAAGAAGAGTACATACCCCATCAACCCTCCTGCTTCATCTCACAGGTGATCACCGATAGATCGAACTCGGCATCATCCCATTGTCCATCACCTTGTTCGACCCAAGGTTCATCGAGTTGCAATCGCAATGTGTTCTCGATGTCATCGAACTCTTTCTGTGTTAGCGGTCTGTTGGTTTCGAATACCGCATTGAATGTGTACTTCATTCCTGACCCTCCTCTTTCCATTTGGTTGTGTCTATGACTCTGATTGTTTCTTCACCAAGTTCGATGGATTGGCGGTCAGTAATCCACCATTCCAACCCATCGAGTCGGCGAGATAGGTCTCCAAGAAGGAGATTGTTATCGCTTGAATAGATGGACACGATGATTCTCTGTAGCTTTTCAGTCATTCTTCTACCTCGCAGTCTGTATCATCGTGGACTTTTCTATCCCATTTACTTTCCCTGATAGGAGTTATGTGTTCAATCCATGATCGAAGTGAACCTCGCAATGCAGAAAGGTCGCTATCACCTAGACCTTCATCATCTAACAAGGTAAGAGTTCCAATCAAAGCCTTGGCTTGGGCTTTGGCTATTCTCTCAAGTCGTTTTCCGTGGTTCATTTGTTCACCTTCCAATGGATGGCAAGTGACTTGCTGAATGATTCCCATTTGCAATCGCAGATGCCACAGACATCTGAGTACTTGCAATCAGGTTGATGCGGATCGTAGAAGTACTCCATGCATTCGATGCAGTTGTTGTTCTCGTCATAAATGTTCATGCCAAGACCTCCTCAATGACCACCGAATCTTGAAGTTCGCCGCCGACAAGCCTTGATTCGATTTCGAAATCACCGGCATGGAACTTATCGAGTGCTTCCTCTCGACTCGAAGCCTCCAGCTCGAGGTCATACCAGCGTTCATACACATACTTCACTTTGAACTTAGGCATTACTTGATACCTCCTGTATCTGTATTCCTGCCAACTTCAACCAATGGTTGTAAGCATCTTCTGATAACTCATAGCGACAATATGAATCGCCAATCAACTTGTGAAGTTCCTTCACTTCATTGTTTAGGTCAGTCATTACTTGGTCTCCCTTACTACGACACAGATGTCTTCGCCTTCTTGCCAAGCAACTTCAGTCACTAGGTAAGAGAGTCTGTTTATCCAGCGATATCCGTTGTAAATCCAATCGCTATCTCCCTCAGAGACCCAAGTCCAAATCTGTTTAGGATCGAAGGTCTTCAACTTCTCAGCATCGTCATGGAACCAAGAGCCATCTTCGCTGGCGATTGGTTTGTACTTTGCTTCCCATTCTTTGTAGTTCATATCGAGGAAAGTTTCAGCTTTGTTCATTACTTTCCCTCCTCGAAGTAGCACTCGACCATACTGCCCCAGCAGTAGTGGTCTCCAACCCACCAAATGTGGGTCATTACATAATAGATAGCGATGATCCCGAGAAGTATTGCTACTGCACGAACTCGCTTTCCTCTCTTCGTTAGTTTCATATCTGTTCCTTTTCTCTAGTGGTCTGTCTCATCAGATGGGGTTGACCAGTTCCCCATGACCTCCCCGAAGGGAGGTTTCGACTTACGATGCTTGATTCCAATCGCAGTTCTTGCAGTAGTGCCACTTCGCTTCCCAATCAGAGACCCTTGCTTGGCAATCTGGAATCGCCACTCTCTTCCCATCCTTCATCACATAAGAGATGCAAGTTCTTTGAATCGAACCATCTGAGAAGAACATCATGTCGAACCATTGGTCGCCGACCTTGATGTTCTTGCGGTCAGTCATTCGAACTCTGTCGGGTTGGCAGATGTCCATGTGCTTTTCATAATCAGCATTCGTTGATGCTTCTGCCCAACAAGTTGAGCAGATGTAAGTCATTCCAGTTTTCATTTTCCAATCCTCCAAAGGTTTGCCTTGGTTGTTTCGACTAGCGTTTCGATTGCAGTCTTTCCTTCTGCAACCTCAGTTGGAGTCAGGTCAACCCATTCCTCTATGCCTTCCTCGACATCGGGTTCGAACCCAATGGCATCGGTGGTCAGGGTCAATGCCTTCTTCATATCTTCTGAGTAGACATAGACCACCATGCAGAACCCACCAGTCTGTTCGACTTGGCATTTGATGCCAGCATCTTCGAGAGCAAGAGCAAGTTCATTGCTTCCATCACTTTCAGCAACAGAAGAACATCGGCAGACATAACAACCGCCGTGTTCCATCCGTAGGAAGTTCCCATTCATATCGTGAACTTCATAATCAACCATGTGTGGATGTGCCACGAAATCTTTGCAAGGTGCAACAGATTCGTGGAATCTTTTTTCCTGTAGCTCGATTTGCATCTCTAACCTCACGCCCCCTTCTTCGATCCGTGGAGGAGTCGGTCTTCGTAAGCGGTGAGGAGTTGGTCAACTCCATCTTGTGCATCCCCGAACTCTGCAAGGAAGTCGCATTCCTCGCTGGAGTAGATAAATCGGATGTCGTAGCAGAGGGAATCTCCGTCATGGGTGGACTCCCCGATTTCCTTCTCTCCTCTGTAGATGTGGAGAGTGTGTCCAATCATTCCTCGAGAGTTCTCGAAGAGTCGGACTTTCTTTACTTCGTACATTCTGACCCTTTCTCTAGTGGTTTGTCTCATCAGTTCGGGGGGAACCACCCCACCGAAGACCCCCGAAGGGGTTTCGACTAACTCGCCATGTCCTCCCTTGTTTGTCGGTCGGTGTATGCCTTGACCTCGTAGAGGGTTTTCATGGGATCTTCTTCGGTTGCTTCTGCTATCTGTTCGACAAGATAGAGAAATGATTCAGTTTCTCCGAACTTCTCGAAGATTTGAGAAGCCAATCGGTGAACCAACTTCCACGAAGCGGATTCGTTTTCTTCTTCGAAGTAATGAAAGACATTTGAATCATCGAAGGAGAAGCAGTCACAATCTTCTTCATGCTTTGCACATGATTCCCCTCCATCGAAGAACTCTGAATATCTTTCCTCTGCTTCTTCGATTGTTTCGGCTTGAATGTCTAACGATTGGCAGACAATGAAAGCGGTGAAAGTTTTCATCGTGAAACCTCGACTAATCCTTTGCTATTCAATGCCCTTCTAACGATTCCCTGATGGCGTGAAGTAGTCACAGAAAACTTCTGTTTGACCATGTACCAACCAGCAGAAGAGTGCCAAGCGATTGGGGTTTTGTAAGACATGACCACGAAGTCAATCGAATCTCGAACTGCTTCATATTGTTCAATCTCTTCAGGGTTGAGCATTCCGTAGGTGTTGCTTCTTCCATCTATTGCCCACAATGCAGAAGCAAGAAACGCTTCTCGATTTTGGATTGCTTCGGATGCTTGGTCTTGGTTCTTGAGTTTCATTCTGATTCCTTTTCTCTAGGTCTCGAGGATGCCCTCGAGGGTTCCATTCTCCCATTTTCGGGGTCAGATTGGAAGCATTTCGGGAAGGGTTTTCCTGTAGCTCGAAGTCCAGCTCGAGGGGTTCCAAGCGTGGAACTGCTTCCCCTTGGGGTCTGCCAAGCGTGGAGGGTTCTCGATCCTTGGCGTGGATGCTTTGCGATCCGTGGCGATGGTCTGCCCAATGGGTCAAAGGTTGAAGGTCTGCCCTGCCAGTTCTGCCCCCTGCCCCTGACCCCTGCCCCCCCTGCCAAGTACTGGAGACCCTAGGCGGTTGGTTAGTTGGGGAACTTTGAAAGGTGCCTAGTTCCTGAGGGTCTGCCATGCCCTGCAAGTCTCCACAAAATGCCCCCAAACTGGTCGCCGATAATATGCATTATGTAAACTAGCTGGTTCGACACGCCCCGGCAAAATGACCCGAGTGCTTTATATGCCACCACCCTGTGTATATATGTACCCACTCTAAAATTTTTGATAGGATCCGAGACAGTAAAACCGCAGGTCAAAGCCATATTTGACTGCATTGGATAGACTGTGAGGTAAATCACACCCCTTAGGGTGGGATAAACACCCCTTATCCCGGCTTATACATAGTAGGAGGATAATTACCGACCAAGGTAATTAGACGACCTA